CGCTCCACTCGCCATCTGCGCTATCTGGAGCTTCAGCATGGCGAGTTCTTCACGAAGTCCTGCAATGTTTTCCGTGGACGTTAGCTTGGCCTCGGCCGTCACCAGCTCGACCTGCGCCTTCAGGGCCGCCTGGCGATCGGAACTCTCGATCTTGGCCTGCTCCATCCGCTCCTTCGATTCCATCTCGGCCCGTTTGATCCGGATCTCTTCGGTCGCCTGCTGCAACGCCATCTGCATCTGCTCGAGCTGTTGCGCCATCTGCTGGTTCTGGGCGACGAGCATCTCCTGAGGCTTCGCGTCCTGGTCCTGCAAGTGAGGAGGCAGAGACCGGCGCAGGCGCTCCGCGATTTCGTCCGAGCCCTTGAAGTTCAGGTTCTTGAACACCAGGTCGCCGGCCACCTGCATCAGCGGCGGGTACGCCTGCGCGAGCTGCGTGATCGTCTCTGCTGCCTGCTCCTGCTGCGTCTTGAACGCCGGCCCGATCTTGAGACGGACATCGTATTTGCCGCTTGAGAGGTCGTAAATCTGAGATTGATTCCACTCGTTGGTGAAGGTCTCGTTGACCCGGACAATCTGCTCCTCCATGTCCTCGCCGAGGATCCGGACCTCCCGCGCCGTGTCGTAGATCTTCGGGATCAGGTCGCAGAGGATCGTCCCGCAGTGGAGGATTGCCCGGTTCAAATTGTCGACGAAGTGGAAGTTGGTGAATCCACCTTGGCTCTGACGCTGGCGGATCGCCACGCCCGAGGTCTCGTTCGACATTGCGCCGAGGCTCGCGTCGTAAATATTCGTGGTCGCCTTGATGTCGTCCGAGGCCTGCGCCGCGCCAATTGAGAGCGCCTGAATCGGAGGCTCGGCCAGGTTGCGCTGCGGGGGGGGCGCAGGATTGCCGGCAATGTCGAGAGGCTCGTACTCGAGGTAGGCCCACGGCACTGTGTTTGCCGTCGCCCACCTCGGATCCTTGAAGACGCCCTTTACCCCCACCCACGGGGCCTTCGTGCCGAGCATGACCGTCTCGGCCTCGGAGCTGCGGTAGAAGTTATAGAGCTTCTGAGGGTCTCTCGCGAATCGGATCAGGCTGAAGACGTGCCGCTCGTTCTCGATGTACATCTCCTCGCCGAGCACGATCAGAATCGGAATCCACTGCCCCTTCCACTCCGTTTTGTCGAGGACCTCGACCCCGTTCAGACGGCACATGCGGACGTGCCGGATCTCGTCGTCGCGCTCTAATCGGTCGCCGTTCTCGTCCGTCACGTACTGGACGCCCGGCGGCAATTCATCCGGCAGGTCGCCCGAGTACTCGTTGGTGACCTTGCCGTCGGGCCACTGGATCGCCACCAGCTTGCGCGTCTCGATCTCCACGTACCAGTACCGGGCGATCTGGATCCCCTCTTTGCCGATCCAGTCCGGCGCGGGGTTTACTCCACCGTCGTAATAGTTGGCCTTCGTGAGTTCAGTCTCGTCGCCGAATTCCGCCTCGTACTCTTCGCGAGATAACCACTCCAGCTCGACGGCCCACGTCATGTCGGACTTGTCCGCGGCCGTCGCGAACGGATCGCAGTAGACGCTGAACGGGTTGACGATGCGCTCGATCCGCAATTCCTGGTCGAACGTCTTGTTGCCGCAGTACCGCGTGGTGACCTTGAACGCGCCGATCGCGCCCTTTGTCGACTGCTCGAGCGCCGTCTCGTAGACCTGCTCGGCCTTCGACGCCTGCTCGATGTGGCGGATCATGCCCTCGATCACCTGGGCCGTTTCCTTGTCGCCCGTCGAGTCCACCGGCAGGGCTTGCAGGCCCGGCTTGTTCATCCGGGCCTCGTTCGCCACCATGCACAATGGGCCCGTGAGCTTGTTGAACGTGAGGCAGGGCCGCTTCCCCCCGGCTCCGGTCGCGTTGCGACGTCGCGCATCGTCCGAGTCCCACTGATCGCCCGCGGCGAATTGCAGGTCTATCAGGGCCTCGGCGCGAATCTTCTGCTCCGCCGTCTGTGCCAGCGTCAACCGCTTGCGGCACGTTGCGACAATGTCTTCGTCGGACGTCTTCTTACGCGCCACCTGTCAGGGTCTCGTACCATTCGGGCTTCGGTGTGCCGGCGTAATGGTGCATGAGGTAGTCGACAATCGCCTGCGGCCGGTTGTCGACGCCGGTGACCGTCGCGCCCGCGAATTCGAGCATGTCGTTCATCTCTTTTATGAGAGACGGGCCTTTATTGACCGGATCTGCGCCGCCGTAGATGGTCTCGTACACCGGGATCATGACCCGCAGCATGTCGCGCATCTCTTCCTGGTAGTTGCGGCCGGATACGTCCGTCTCGAGAGGCTGGTACATCTCAGTTGCCCTCCATCATGTCGCCCAGCGAGCGCTTCGGATTTTTCTTGGGGACCTTCGCGCCGGCCTTCCGGGCTGTGTCGAGCGCAATCGCGACGGCTTGCTTCGGTTTGTAGCCTTCGCCCCGGAGCTTCGAGATGTTCTCGCTTACCGCGGCTTTGCTTTTCCCTTTGTTCAGAGGCATTGCCTCACCCCCTCGCTCGACGTAACGTGATCCGCTGATATGATCCCGATTGCCGGCGCAGGCGCCCGCGCATTCGCCTTCCGGCGTCACTTCGCAGCACCGGCACGCCCGGCACATTCGCGCCACGGATAATCAGGCCATCCAGGAGCCCGCGCCGCTGCGGCTCCACCTCTCCTCCGGATCCTCTGCGGCAATGGGCGGCACATGCGCGGCAAAGGTCAGCGCTAGAGCATCGGCCCGGTCGGGGCTCGCTACGCCGCGCTTCTGCATGTCCTCTTTCGATTCCAGGACGAGCTGGTCCCGCCGGTTGAGGTGTGATCCCGGCGCCGTGAGATCGGTCTCGAGCACCACGTCATCGGCCGGGATCGCGCCGCGGTCCAGCCACTCCTTCATCCGGTGCCACATGTAGGCCCGCATGTTGGCCTGGTGCCTGTCCGGGCTCGCGCCTCCGAAATTCACCTCGACCACGTTGTCGTGGCCCATCGCCCGCAGGCGCTCGACGTATGGAGCGCCGTAGGCGGAATCCACGAACATCATGGAGACGCGCCGGCCGGCTCGCTTGTCCCCCAGGACCTCGGAGAGCTTCGCCAGGATGCCCGAACGCTCTTTTGCATGTTCCCCTGGGATGCAGATCGGGGGTATGCTCCTGGCATCCGCTCCGCGGCGGAACCAGACCACATTCCAGGCCTGGCCCCCGCCTGATACGTCGAAGCCAGCCACGAGCGGATCGTCCGGAAATACCTGCGGCCCTGTGCGGCGCTTTGCCGCATCCACCCGATCCTGGTCAATGAACTGAAGGTCGCCGGCCCGCGGCGCGATTCCCATCACACGGACGCGGATGTAATCGTGGTCCTCGCCGTAGTCCTTGATCCATTCGTCGATCAGCTCTTTGTTGGTGAAGCGGCTGTTGCGGCTGTCGATGCACCGCACGTTCCAGCGGTCGCGGAACCGGCCGAAGCAAATCTCGTAGAAGCGGCCCGACTTTCGCGCCGGTTGCCCCCAGCAGAAGAACATCGGCTCGCCGTCTGTCAGACCGCCCTGCGCGACATCCCAGATCCCATCGGGGATATGGCTCGCCTCGTCGAACATGTACCAGGAGGTCGAGGTTCTCGCGTGCTGGCCGGCGAAGCTCTGCGCGGCCTCCTCCTTGCAAGTCTGGGCCACCACTTTCCACGCCTCGGGAAACTCTTTGTGGTAAATGCCCTGCGCCCGAATGTGGAACCAGTGCCCGGTGATGCACAGGCGCGTCCACTTCTGGATTTGCGCCCAGGTGCGGCTCTCGAGCTGCGGATAGGTGTTTGCTGTGACGGTCCCGATCGAGTACGGCCTGGTCGACAGTATCCAATCGGTAATCCACGCTCCCATGACCGACTTGCCTGTGCCGTGGCCGCTCGAGGCCGCCATCAGAATCGGCATGACCGGATTGCTGCCGTCGAAGCGCCGGCGTGCCACCTCGACGCCCAAGTCCCGCAGGAACTCGATCTGGTTGGCGTCCGGACCGGGCTCATTCGCCAACTCGCTGTTCGGCTCGCCCCACGGATAGGCGTAGCGGACGAAGCCCAGCGGGTCCGCGTAGTACGCCATGATGTCATCCGCCAGCTCGAGATCAGCCGGCTGCGCTAATATCGTCGTCATCGCTCACGCAGACAGGAATCGAGCGGGCGTGCGCCGGCGGACGCCTGGAGTTTTCCCGCGCCACCGTGTGACACAAGCCGAGTTGGCGTGCGATACGGATCGCCGCGCCCCATGCGTTGGGGTGGGTCGGTGTGATCGTCACCATCGATCGCACTTCATTAATCGTCCACGCTCCGGGCTTTAGCCGGCGGATCACCGCGCAAACCTCGAGGATGAAGTCGACGTTGCTCCGTGCGACGGAAACGATACCCGCGTCCCGCAGGTTCTCCCCAACGAACAAGAGCCCCTGGTTGGGATCCCGGTAATACTTCATCGCTTTTACCCTGCGGCCTGCTCAGTCTTCTGCATCTCGATCACCCGCCGCCTGGCGGCCTGTAATCGATCCACAATCTCGACGGAGCCCGTGACCTCGGTCATGGTGCGCTCGCGGTATAGAGCGGGCCGGAAGCGCTTCAGGAGAGCGATCAGGAGCTGGTCCGAGTACTCGGTCTCATAGGCAATGCGGGATTTGCCGCGGCCTGTTCGGATCGGCTTCCCCTTGTAGTACAGCGTCTTCTTGACGCCCTCGTGCGCCCGCCGGAGCGCCTCATCCTCGAGCGTCTGGCCGATCGCCTCGAGTTCATCTTCCCAGGCCTTCCTGTAGACCTCGTCCCTCTGGAGCCACATGCGGTGCTGGTTCGTATCGACCTTCGCCGCGGCCGCCGCGGACGACGTATTGTGGGTCACCTTGAACGCCGCAATGAAGGCGCGTTGCTG